TCAAATTATTGATGCTGGTGGAACAGGATCTGATAACACTTCGATTCTAAAAGTACATTGGGGTGAAAGATCAGTGTTTGGTGTTTATCCTAAAGGAACTTCTTCAGGTATCACTAGAAAAGACCACTCAAAAGGTGGACAACTTGTTAAGATCCCTGGTCTTGATGAGAATGGAAACGCTGGTGATTTCTGGGGATATGAAGAAGAGTTCATGACTGACCACGGACTTGTTGTTAAAGATTACCGTCAGTGTGCTCGTGTAGCGAACATTGATGTTTCTGATCTTGTTGCTGGATCTGGTGCCGATCTTATCGACCTAATGATCTCTGCTAACTACAAGATTGATGACCTGAACAACGGAATGGGTGTTTGGTATGTAAACAGAACTATTGAAGCTGCTTTACATAAACAAGCTCTTACAAAAGTTGGAGCAGGTGCAGGACTTAGCTTTGAAAACTTTGAAGGAAAGCAAATCCTTACTTTCCTTGGTGATCCTGTAAGAAGAATGGATGCCATTTTAAACAGTGAAGCTCAAGTTACTGCTTAATGATTAACGAACAAGGGGTTGAAAGACCCCTTTTGACAAATTAACAATTTTCTGGAGGAAGACCATGAGATTCGATATTCAAAATCAACTATGTGTTGCTCAAGCTTTTACAGGTGGTGCTGAAGTTTCTGACAACGCTTATGAAAAACAAACTGCTGCACAAGACATTAGCATTGGTCGTAGAATGGCCCTATTAGTTATGCCTACAGTTGCTGCAGGTGCAGGTTCATCTCACGTTATGGAAGTAATTCAAGCCGACAATGCAGCTCTTACTACTAACGTTGAATCGCTAAGTTCAGTCACAGTTGCTGCTGCCGACCTTGCTCTTGGTGATGAAATTGAGCTTCCTATTCCTCAAGGTGTTATGAGTAGAAAATACATCGGTTTTAGAAATACAATTACTGGTGGAACAACTACTGTTACTCTTGATGTATACCTTGTACCACAGGACGAAATTGCTAAGTATAAATCTTTCCCTAAAATAAACGACGCTGAAGTTTAAGGATAAGACATGACTAACAAAATGCCTGTTATGCCGAAACAAGAAAAAGTAACTCTTCCAGGAGAAGTCGAACCTGCTTTGGATTCTGAAAACGTCTTGTCAGAAACTCCCTCTGAAGCAAGTGAACCTTCTCCTGTAGAAGTTAAGCCTGAAATAATAAAACCTAACGAAGCAGATAACGAAGTGAAAATTCCTATCGTGCCCAAGGGTGGAATTGAAGTTGTTGCTACTAGAAAAGGTTTTTATGGTCAAATGAGGAAACGAGAAGGTGATGTTTTTACAGTACCTAAGTTCGAGTCTTTAGGAGAATGGATGAGATGTAAAGATCCTGTTCTCGAAAAGAAGCGAGTCGAGTTCTTCAAAGAAAAGAAAAAAAAGGCGAAAAAGTAACCTTCGTCTTTTCCGATGAGAGGTGAAAAATGTCTTTTACAAAAACTCAAATTTACAATCTAGCTATGTCTGCGTTGTTGCTCGGAAAAGAATTCAGTAACGCAGACACTGATACTAGCAACGAAGCAAGAAATCTCAATAAATTCTACGACATTGCTTTACAGTCAACTCTACAAGATCTAGATCTTGATTCTTTATCCCAACCAATTACACTTGAATTAATTGAAACTCTTCCAGATGACCACATCTGGACATACGCTTATAAATATCCTTCAAATTGTGCTTATCTCAGACGACTCGAATCAGGAGCTGTCACAGATACTAAAAGCACTCACATTGCTAAAAGAGTAGGGCTCCATGAAGGTCAGAAAGTTATTTTTACAGATGAAGTTCAAGCCGTAGCAGAATGTATTCCTAAAGACGCTCCCTTGGAAGCGTTTAGTCCTATGGCAGCTTTAGCGGTGGCTTACAAGCTCGCTTTTTTATCCGCACCTCTTATTGTAGGGAAAGGCGCAAAGAGTCTTAGAAAGGAAATACAGAACGACTACGTTATATCTAAAGCTGAAGCTCAAGAAACAGACAAGATGGAAAATTTCAATTACGAGGCTGATTGGGTTCGTTCAGAATATGTGGAAGCGAGGTTATCGTAATGGGACTTAAACCTTCAATGAGTTTTTCGACAGGAGAGCTCGATCCTATTCTTCACGATCACGTAACCTTAGAAAAGTTTAAAAAAGCACTTGATACTGCTAGAAATGTAATGATCGGAAAAACTGGAAGCATACTTTCACGTTTTGCAAGAGAACATATAGTAGCAGCTAAAAATAATAATGAAGAAATTCAAGTTTTCTCACCTCCGAACTCAGGTAGATTCCTTGAGTTTGGTCCTAGTTATGTCAGATGTTATAGTTTCGATGGGACTTTACATTTTGAAGACACTACAGGCTTTGGTTCAAGTGTAATAGGCTTACTAAAGTTTGACGTTAGCGGAGAATATGTTTATGTCTCAACACCTGCAGGTACAAACATAGTAAAAATTCAATTTACAGGGCCACCAAGAGACTTACTTGCAACATCTACCGCAGCGGCTTTCACCGTACCTGATGCGATTTCAAGTATTACAGGTATAGCTTCAACAGGTACAGGTTACAATGCAGATTATGCTGTGACAGGAGTATTCAACGGTGAAGAGTCGTTATTGAAAGAAGGTGGACCTGGAGCAGGGACCTCAATACCTATCAACGTAGGTGAAGTAAATACAATCACTGTTCAATTTGACTTAACTGAAATAGATATTAATGACTTTAATGAGATTAGAGTTTACAGAAGACCTACAGGCGGTGGAGCTTACGGACTTCTTGGTACTAGTACATATATTTATCAAACTGGACCTGATTGGTTTAGTGACTTTAAAGACTTAGGAGCTAACGCGGATTTTACTAATAATCCTCCTTCATTAATTACAGAAGAAGGGTTAGGAGGTACTGCCATAGCTAGTTTACAAGGTGTAGTAAGTCTTCATTATCAGCAACGTTTACTTCTAACAGTATTCGACGAAGATGAAGCGATCATTGCATCTCGTCCAGGTTATCCTAACAACTTCTACAGAGATTACCCTTACGACTCAGACTCAGCGTTAGCTTTTAAAGTCGGGAGTTCGGGAAACGCCACTATATTAAGAATGATCGATAGTGATGGTCTGATTGTGTTTACTACTCTTGGTGTTTACGTAAGTGTAGGCTTACTCTCAGCGGATAATCTAGCACTTGAAAAGAAAGGTAATTGGATTATTAATCCTGAGATACCTCCTTTAGTAATTCCAGGTGGAGTATTTTTTGTAGACAGAGATACTAACTCAATTAGAAATCTTCGCTTCTCTCAAGACACGTTCACTTATGAAGCTTCTGAGTTTTCGATTTTCAGTAATCATTTATTTCAAGAAAGAACAATTACTTCATGGGCATTTCAAGATGGTGTAGCTCCACTTATTACTGTAAATTTCTCTGATGGTACTTTCGCTACTTTTACATATAATGCAGAACAATTGATGAGAGCGTGGACAAGACACGATTCAGTTTACCCTATCGAACAAGTGGAAGGTACTTCAACATTAGACACTACTTTATTTGTTGTGAATAAAAACGGTCAAAGATACATTGAGAAATCATTACCAAGGAAAGTTACTGCTGCGACAAAAGTAGCAAACACTGAGTATGACAAATTAGGGTTCAATTACTTAATGGATGCTTCAGTTACTACTCAGACTCTTATGAACGACTCACTTGTAGGAAGTGACGTATTTACTCTAGTTCCTGTTGTCGCTGACACATGGAACGGTAATTTAACTTTAACATGCGGTACTTCTGCACTTTTCCCAACTCCAGGACTAGGAGACGTAGGTACTATTTTTAGATTTTTCGATACTACAGATAGAACCATTGTTGATTTAAAAGTTGTGTCTAGAACCAGTGATAACGAAGTAGTTGTAAAACCTTCAGCTACATTCCCTTCAACTCAAGCTACAGACTTTAGACTTTATGAGACAATGACTCAAGTTACAGGTCTTACGCATTTAGAAGGTGAAGACGTAGTAGTTGTTGCTGATGGAGCTGTATTAGCTTCACCTTATAACGACGTTGAAGGATATCCTACAGTCACTGTATCAAGTGGAACTATCACTTTACCAAACAGTGAGATAGGAGCAATTGTCGTAGTAGGTAGACCTGTTGCGGCTGACATTAAAACTCTAAATATAAGTACAGTTGAACAATCACCTACATTAATAGAGTCTCTTACAGTTAATAAAATTTACGTCAGAACTTATCAAACTAGAGGTCTTTACATAGGTAACGAATTTCCTGAAGAAAAAACAGGCAGTAAAGACGGAACATCAGTAGACGGTATGGAAGATATGGAGAAGTTTGATGTACCTGATGGTTATGATATTATAGGTAACAGATACAAACAACCAACGTCTAGAAGAATTGAAAAAACTCTACCTGGAAATTGGGACTCTCAAGGTCAAATTGCTATCAGACAAGTTGACCCTCTTCACTTCGAGATTCTTTCAATCATCCCAGATATAGAAGTTTTACGAAGGAGTAACAGATGAGTGGACTAGCAGCTTTATACGGTGCTCAAGCAGGTTTACAATTAGCTGCAGGTTATTTTGCAGCGGAAAATATTAAAGCAACAGCAGAGTTAAATAGAGATATAGCTGAAATGAACGCCGAGTTTGCAGAACTTGACGCTTACGATGCAGAGATTGAAGGATACACAGCTCAAGCTAAATATCAGAAAGTGATTGATCAAACTCTAAGTGATCAACAACTTGCTTTAAGTGCAGCTAATATTGACACTAGTTTCGGTACTGCAGGAGCTATTAGAGAAGAGTCTAAATTTATTGCTGATCTAAATAAAATGGAAATCGAAAAAAGAGCACAAGAAAGATCCCTTGGTTATGAGAGAGAAGCTAGAGCTATTAGAATGGGATCAACTTTAGATTTTAGTCAAGCTCAAGCGAGAGCTTCACAAGTAATGTTTCAAAGCGTGTTAGGTGCCTCTCAGTCAGGACTTACAGGCTACCAAAGGAGCAGATAACAATGGTACGAATACCTAGAATACAACAAGTCCAGGAGACTGCCGATACAACTCCTACAGGTAGAATAAATCTTAATGTTAGAGATCAGTCTAGTCAGATCCTACAACAAACTGGTGCTGTAACTTCATTAGTTGAAAAAGGTGCCGATATTTACCAACAATACGAGAACGATAAAATTAACCAACTGACTAGCGAAGCTGATAAAGAATATAGCACATGGCAGATTCAAAAATTACAACAGTTGAAAAACGTAGAAGGTGATCCTACTGATGCTTACGCTAAATTTGAAGTTGAAGAAAAAGAAAAACAAGCCGAAATTCTAAGTAAATATAGTGATGTAAGTAGTAGAGTAAAAAGACATCTAACAGGTAATCTAGGAAAAATAAGTGATAAAAATAGATTACATGTTTTAAAGCAACGTGGAGCACACCAAGAAGCTTACAAGAATAGTCTGTACGAGTCTGATCTAAAATTAAAAAAAGATAGTCTTCCAGTAAATGCGTCTTACGTTCAATCTAATGACCCAGGTTCGTTTCTCCCTTTTGATCAAAATCTTGCAGACATTAAGACTACTGTAGCGATTAGAGGTGTTGAAAAAGGGACCGTCGAAGTTCTTCCAGATGACGCTAAAACATGGACTCACATCTACCCAGACGCAGATGGGAAGATGGTAAAAGTAAAAATGTCACCCATAGCTAAAGCTAGAGCAGCTAAAGAGATGAGTGACGGTGTAAAGACATCTATCGAAAATATGATAGCTGCAGGTCAGACTGAACAAGCTAAGACTATGATGGATCGTTATAAATCTTATATAGATCCTAAAGGTCAAGACGGGATATTAAAAAAACTTAACAAAGAAGAAAAACAGAAAGAAGCGTATAAAGTAGCGGCTAATGTAGAATCTAAAGGTCCCGATAATGTTCAAGCTGCAATAGACCTTATAAAAGACCCTGAGATTAAAACTGAAGTTCTTAAGATAACTGCAGCAAATACTAGCAGACGTAACACTATCAGAAAGAATAAAGAAAATGCTAATTATGAAAGACTTAGCGGTACACTTAATGATTTAAAAAGAAATGGTCAGATTCACGGTATAGCTGATCTTGAAAAACACCCTGTGTATAAAGCAACATGGGATAATCTAAACTCTAAACAACAGAAAGCAATTATTGAAGAGTTTGATTCTCCTAAAAAAACCGATCAAAAGCAGCTAGTTAAAGTTCATGATATTCTTCTTGGTAATGACCCTAATTTAAGAGTAGAAGACATGAGTGCAGCTCAATTTCAAGAACAACTAGTAGGATTATCTGAATCCGATAAGAGAAGAATGAGTGATAAATTCCTTTCAAGGAAAAGTAAAAAAGGTAAATCAGAGTTCGCAATATCTCAGAAAGTTTATAAGACTGCTTCAAGTATGCTTAAGCAAAAACTAATTGCTCAAGAACTTATCGAGATGGATGGCGGTAAAATAGAAGAAGACGATGCTTTAAAACTTAATCAAGCTTACGATGATTTAACCGATTTTATGGATGGTTTTGATGAGAACCTTTCACGGAAACAAATAAGTGATTACGTAGATCAATATATTAAACAAGCTACTAAAAGCAGCTTCTTTGGAAGTAGTTTCCAACCTGGAGGGAACTTCGTGCCTCCTAAGAAACCTCAAGGTACACCAAGAGCTGTAACTACAAGAACTCCGAGAGTTAATCCTCTTGAAGGGTTAGATTCACGTAGAGTTAATCAATTACGATTTGCATATATGAAACAGTTTAACAGATCTGGGCCACCTGCACCTACTGACCCTGCATTTTTAAAATATGTCGAAGAGAGTAAATAATGAGCACTTTTATTAATGAAGATACCGATTCAGATGTTCAAAAGATTCTAAGAGTTACAGACAATCAATCACCTGAGATAGCTGTTAAAAATATTCAAAGAGCTGAACACCTTGACTTACATGCCGACGATTACACTAGTATGAAGGATGAGCTTGAACCTGAAGTTAAAATTCAAGAGCGTGTACCTGCCACAGTTTCTAAACCTGTAAAAGATTACATGTCTCAGTCAAGTGAACATGCAGCTTCGATTCAAGATGAGATCGGTATATTTGATAAAATCGGAAAGCAGATAAGTTTTATAAAATATAACTTGATAGATAAAAGAGAAGTTGAAGGAAGTATTCAAGATCTTCAATCTAAGAAAAGAAGATCAGGACTTCAGGACCACGAAGAAGAATTTCTCTCTTACCTTAAAACTGAAAGACAAGAACGAGTAGACTCATTCGGCTTAACAGAAAATGAACAACTTATAGGTGAAGCTGCAGGTGTAATGGGTGATATGGTTGAGACTCTGATCGACAATAAAGAAACCATTGCAGCGTCAACAGCTTTTGGAGCAGGTGTAGGACTAGTCGCACCTATTCCAGCAGGTGCTGTAGCAGGTGCAGCTACAGGATTCGGTGCAGCTACAAGTACATTTATGATACTTAGAGCTTATGAGAAAACTGCAGATAGCACATTTGATGAAATCTCATCAATGAAAGGTGACGATGGTAAACCTCTTGATCTAAGTAGAGATCAGATGGATAGAATCTCAATAGGTGTAGGTGTAGCTGCAGGTATGGGTGAAGCTTTGACTGCTGGAGCGTTGGGAGCAGGTCTTAAAAAACTCGCAGGTAAAACGTTAGCTGAGAAAGTTGTTAAAAATACTACACTTAAAACAGCGACAACTCTCCTTGGTAATGTCTTACAATCTGCAGGTATAAGCGCATCAGAAGAGATGGCCGCAGAAGTAGTGCAAATAGCAGGTGAGAACTACGCTAAGTCAGATCAGTCAATTGAAGGTTTTGCTAATGCTTTAACTCTTACTGCAAATCAAATAGCTAATGATCCCAAAATTCAAAAACGTATCGGACGTACAGGGGCAGTAGGAGGGTTAGCAGGTGGAGGATCTGCGGCAGTATCAGGTTTAGTTGTAGCTCCTAAATTTAAGAGAGCACTCGATAAACGTAACTCTGAGATAATAGAAATCCAGGAACAGCGTGAGCAATTTCAAGCAATCACAGATGCTCTTACTGCTCTAGAAACTCAGACTGATATGTTGAATGTAGCTAACATGTCTATTCAAACAAATCTTAAAAAACTATCGCCCGAACAAGTAACTAGCTTAAGAAGGGATATGTTTTCTGAAGCAGGTTTTCAGGATAAAGTATGGTTTACAGAAAACGACATACAAGCATTAGCTGAAAGTAATCCTGAACTTGCTGCGAAAATTAAAGAGATGGACGTAACTGAATCTGATTCTGCAGGAGCAGGGTTAGAGTTACATCAGTTCATGGATCTTGTAGATGAGGTACCTACAGTCTCAGATTGGGCTAGACTGAATCCTGAAGCTCCAAACCCTCTAGAAAGTAGAGAAGTTTTAAAACGTTTTAATGAAGCTGAATCTAAGAGAGCTGAGTTCTTAAATTCTCTTGGTCCTGGAGAACAATTATCACCTCAACAAATTGAAGAGTTAGATGCTTTAAGTAAAGAAGTACGAGAATCTACCAAGAGAACTGGTGAAATAGGATACATCGAAGACACTATTACTTTTACTCAAAAGATAAAAGAAGTTTTACCTGATAAACAAGTTGAAAAGTATGATGCTACTCAAAAGAAAGTTAGAGGCGAAGTTTCAAAACTGATGAATGAAGAGTTTGAAAATAGAGAGCAACGAACTGAAAATAAAGTTGTCAGATTAAATGAGAAGTTAATCAAACAACGACAAGAAGAAGAGTTTGCTGAAGTTAATCGAATTGTAGAATTATTTAAACCTAATAAAGAAGTGGTTGTAGCGAAACACGCTAAAAAAGGTTACTCACAGTTTGCAATTGATCCTGCGACACTTCCCGAAGATATGAGAGAAGTATATGTTACTGACCCAATGTTGCAGAAACGTAAAGTATTTGTAGAGGGTGGTATCACTTTAGAAGAAGCTGCTAGTCGTTCAGGTATGCCCGACGGTGAATCGCTATTAAGAGTTCTTGCTAATGCACCTACTAAACAAGAATTTCTAACTGCGAGAAGACTTGAAACTGAAGAACTTAGAAGTCAAGTTCGTGAAAGTCGTGCAGAGAGAATGGAACAACGACGAGACAAAGTTTTCGACGATTATAATAAACTTCACCGTAGAGAGATGGAAATATTAAAAGATAATGAGTGGAGTACAGTAAAGCAAGGTGTTAAGAAAATAGCATTACCTTTACCTAGAATCGAAGAACTTAATAACACAGCAAGAGTAAAAGTTAAAAATACCAAGGTAGCTCATGTTAACCCTAGACAGTTTAACAAAGCCGAAAAAGACTACAATAGAAAAGCTGTCAATCATATTCTTAAAAATGAAGTAGAGCAAGCGTTTGTAGCAAAAGAAAGAGCTATGCAAAACGTAGAGCTTACAAGAGAGTCTTTAAAAGCTAGAGCTAAGATAAATGACGCTAAACAATTTCTCAAACGTGTCACCAGTAAAAAAGGTATGAAGGTTTTTAAGCAAGCAGGTTTAACTACTCAGGTAAATGAGATACTAGATCTATTTGACTTAACTTCACCTTCACCTAAAGCGACAAGACGAGATGCTTACATTGATTTTTTACAGCAGCTCGATAGTAGAGGTGAAAGTATAGTGGCCAATGAAGCTTTGGCAGATACTAGGAAAACTGGAACGGATCTTACAGTTGAACAGTATCTTAATATTACAGATCGACTCAGAACTTTAGAGAAGCAAGCTAAATTAAAAAATAAGTTATTAAGAGTTCAGGATAAAAGAGCAAAGGAAGGTAAACTTCAAACGGAAGAGGCGATAGTAACCGACGCTGTTTTAAACCTTCAAGAACATCCTAACTATAAAGAGTCGAGACTGCAGCAAGTCCGTAACAAAAACTCTAAAGATATTACTCAAAGAATTAACGAGAATGTAGCTCTTGCAGGTTCTTTTTTAACTAACTTTAAAAACGTAGTAACTGAATTAGATCAAGAGAACTTAAGCGGTGAACATTATCAAAATCTAGTAGTTCCTATGACTGAAGCAGAGACATCGAAAAGATCTAAGAACTTTGCATTAATTAAACAAATAAAGAAAATCGCAGCTCAATATGGTGAAAAGGATTTTGCAGCAGCTTTTAACGAATTTGTAACCATACCAGAATTTAACAACATTGCTGAATTAGGTAATGGTAAAATGTCAAAGTCAGATTTATGGATGCTATTCGCTTATCTTGGCGATCCTCAAGCTAGAGAAAGGATGCAAAATTTTATAAATCCTGTCACAGGTGAAGCGTTGAACGCAGATGTTGTAGCTAAAGTATTAGAACAACATCTAGATCATAAAGACGCTAAGTTGTCTCAGAATTTTATAAATATTTTCAAAAGTTTTGAAGAAGAGAGTATTGCACTACATGAAAGAACTACAGGCGTAACTCCTACAATGGTTAAAGGTGTACCCATTGAGTTCAAAGGTAGAGTTTACGAAGGAGGATATGTCCCTCTAAATTACCTTAACACTAATCCTACTGAGAAGCTTAATCGTTTTCTAGATATGATGGGAGACAAAAAGCTTTCTATGTTTGGTGAGAAACAAGACAACAAACTTTACGGTAGATTAAGAGCTGCTGAACAAACTGAACAAGGTCGATTAATGGATCGTCTTGGTTCAAGTAGAGCTTTAGATACTGATTTCAAACAACTACTTCACGCTTTTGAAGAGACTATTCACGACTTGTCATATAGAGAGGCTGGTACTGATGTTTTAAAATTATTGAGAAATGGAGCTTATAGTAACGCTATTATTGCGACTGTAGGTGAAGCTAAATATAAAACTATGACTGCAGGAGTGATTGAGACTGTAGGTAACTCCCATGACCAAGACGCTTTGAATCCTTTTTCTGATGCTGCTAGATCTGCAGATACAGTTTATAAATTCTTGGTTAATAACTTCAGTGTAGCTAACTTAGGTTTTAAATTTTCATCAGTAGCTATGCAACCTGTATCATTAGGAGCTGCTGCATTAAGAATGGGTCCAAAGGGTGGTAGATATATCGCTAAATCAATAGGCGCAATTTTAAGTAATCTCGATAATTATAATGAGATGTTTAATATGGCCGCAGAAATTAATCCTGATTTAATTTTTAATCAAGACTCCATAGACGACACAGTTATAAAATCTAGTTACGAGTTTATTCCTGAAACGAAGAGAACAGGTAAGCAATCGAAGAAAATGGCATGGTTGAAGAACTCGAAGCAAAAAATGGTAGACGCTGCAATGTGGGGACTTACTAAGCTCGATATTCAAATTAAAGCTGCAGTAACACTTGCCTCTTACTCTCAATTTATGAATGGAGATGTAAAAGCTTTCCCACAAGAAAAACTTGATACAATGACTGAAGCTGAGAAACAACTAGAAGCTAAAAGATATGCTAAACAGATAGCAGACTTAGCATTAACTACAAGTGCTAAGATCGACAAATCTGCTATAGAGAAAGTATCATTGATGAGAGTTTTCACAGCATTTTATACAGACTCAAGAGCACAGTTAAATACAGCAATGTCGGAGGGTCGTAAAGTTAGACTATCATTACAAAAAGCTAAACAAGCAGAAAAGATTGGAGACACCAAACAATATTACAAAAATACTAAGGACGCTGCAGCTACAATAGGTTCCTTCATAATGATTCAAGGGTTGACTCAGCTTTATATTTCTAGCATACGTGGTGAAGATGATAGTCCTATAAAAGAGTTAGCGAAAGTTAATGACTTAAATGATCTTAAAAAGTTCTTTGGCAATACCGTAGGGACTTTTGCACTTGCTCCAGCTAAAAGTGTAATTGACGTTACACCAGTAGCAAGAGATTTCCAATTTGCTATAGGTGGGTTTAGACGTAAAAAAGAAGTACGTCTTCCTATCAATGCAGTATTTTCAGATATGGCAACGTTTGTTTCAGCATTAGCCGATTTCTTACAAGGTGATAGATTAAGTAAACAACAACGTAAGTCACTTTTTGCCACAGCTTCTTATCTTGGAGGAGGTTTTCCAATTAGAGGTCCACAAGAGATTTTACAAACTATCCATAACACAGGTTTACCTGGAGCTGTTGGAGGATTTTTAGGAAGAGAAGCTGACCGTTTAGCTAATGAGATAAGACTTTTCAAGGAACGTCATGGAGATAATCCCGACATGCAAGAAGATATCGAAGCTCTTGAGGAATTACAAAGGGATTTAGCACCTAATGCCGACCAAACTCATTTACTACCTGAAGATATTTTAGACACTTTCAAAATTAATGATTGGCAAGATGTAGACCCTAATACAGGTGCGGCAGGTGTTTATCAATTTACTGAACAAAGATGGGAGGAAATTGATGACGCAGATCCTTCCCTTGGCCTTACCGATAACGGTAGGGTGTCTAAGGACACTAGAGAGCAAGAAAAAGCTATGAAATGGAGTCTTGAGGACAATGCCAAGAGACTTAGCTCTTTTCAAATAGAACCTTCTACAGCTAACCTTTACGGTGCTCATAGATTTGGGGCAAATGATTATATCGCAGTATTGTTATCGGATAATGATAATCAAAAATTGACTGAGATTGTGGAAAATGCGAACTTATTTATAGGATTTGAAACTGTGAAAGATGTTAAGAATCATATAACGAACCAAGTCAAAAAGATTGACAGTAAAAAAGATTAATGAAAGGATTTTAATATGTCAAGATCAACCTACGCACCCAAAGAATCGTATACAGGTACAGGCTCATTATCAGCTTACACTTTTGATTTCAAAATTGAAGCTTTAACAGACTTAGAGATTGTTGAGTATGACGATTCAGGTGTCGAAACTCAGCGAGTACGTGGAGACGACGTAACATATTTAAGTAGTGTTGAGTTTGACAACGTTGATGGTGGAGGTACTGTCAATCTTGCAGCTAACCTTCCAACTAATTACACCTTATTACTTCTTCAAGCTAACGATGAACCTACTCAGTCTTATGAGTTCCGTGATAAGAACGGTTTTAACCTTAAGAAGTTTGAACTTGCATTAGATCTTATTGCAGGTGCTGTTCAACGTCTGGCCTATAAAGGTACTCAAGGACTTAGAATAAATGACTTGGATGATGAGACTGCTATCGATGTTCAATTTCCTCCAGGTTTTGCTTCAGAAGCTGATGCTTATTTAAAAGTAAACGCTGCAGGTGACGGGCTTGAGTATGGTCTTACTCTTGCTGAGTTAACTGAGGCCATTCTTCCATCAGGTACAGTTACAAACCATATAAAGACATGGAGTGGGTCAGCATGGGTTGACGCTCTATCAGGTGGTGCTAAGGTTATCTCGAATACTCAGAATATTACTGCAGGTGGAGAGATTACAGTAAATTCTGGCCATCAACAGCTTCTAAAAGTCCAAGGGAACGGTGGACCTCAGACAACTTCAGTTTCTCCTTTTGTCGCACCTCCTGTAAATGGAGCAGTAATTACGCTCTTGGGAATGAGCGCATCGAATATTCTTCATATCCCTTACAGTGAT